GGTTAAAAGCATAACAAGGGTTAAAAGCATAACAAGGGTTAAAAGCATTACAACAGTTAAATTTATATGATTAATACAAGTTTTCTGTGATTTCACTGATTGCATCGTCTTCCACAATCGCGTTTGAGCGAGGTCTTCTCATGGTGTAAGTGATCACATTTGGACGGTCTTGGCGACAAGTAGGGCATTTTTGATTACTTGTTGGATTGCTCATCCAGTTCTGCCAGCATTGTTTGCCGAAGCAGTGTTTGCATTCCTCGGTGACTACAGTGTCGCCATTGATATGGGTATCCAAACAGATAGCGCAAGGTTCAGCACAATTTGCCTCAAATCTGGCCTTACCAATGGCTCTCTTTTTCATCGAGAGCGCTGAATATACTTCCCAAGACATATTGTGTGTCACTGGTGTAACAACTCTTGTCGCATTAATTTCGCGAAGTAGTTGAGAAGGTCGCACAGGACCATCAAATCTGGAGGCTGCTGGTCTAACCTGTGCGAATGGTCTAAGCTCTACAAATTGAGGCTCATTTCGCATAGGTTGCGGACCTATAGTTGAAACATGTCTTTCTCTGTATACTTCACGAGGGCGCATTCTAGGCGGACTTCCTGGTGGCGAAATTGGTGGTGGAGTACTATCATACATGTTCTCTAGTTGTCTTATTCTTACCATTTGTCTTGTGGCTCCCATTAAGCCATCAAGGGCTCTCTCCAATTGGTCGCGCTCCATATAAGGACCATTGTCTAATATATTTAATAATCTTCTTTGAATACCAATAAAGTCTGTGTTTGATGACATTTTTTAAGTTTTGAAAAATTGATAAGCTTTTAAAGCAATGTGTTAAATAAGTTCTACTCTTTATTGATTGGAGAAATGAATTTCATTTTTTTTATTTTTCAACTCAAAATCGAGAGAACTAAAAAAATTATAATTGAAAAACTTAGCAACTTTCAAACTTCAACTTGAATTAAATTTTATTTTTGATGTGACCCTTGAAGAAAAATAAAAATAAATCCAACCAATGGTTTTCAAAGAATTTTGAAGTTGATTTTATTTTTTTAGTAAAATGACTTTTACTGCAAATTTAAAAAAATTGAAATACTTTTTCTCTCTTCAACAAAAGATATATTAAACAACCTTTAACAAGTTTCAAACTTTCAATTTCTCAAACTTTAACAATGCTTAGCTTTTATAGAATTCAAGAACAATACGACGTGTCTCATAAATCACACAAAGGTAAGATTATGAACGGTTCCAAAGAGAGAGCAACTAAGCGTTATTTCAAAGACGCTGCTTCTCGCGAGCGCCGCAAACAAGGTAAGTCTAGATTTGATACATTCAGACGCGAAGAGCAGCCTGACGAAAGGGATTTGCGACTTGAAGACATTCACTTCGCTAACTTTCTCGGCGTCAAAGATAGCGTTGGTGTACCATATAACAATACTCATATTAACGAACCAGTCAACATCATCGAGTGCGATATTCTGCGCCCTGAACCGGAAGCCGAAACTATCAGCCAAGTCGGAAGCGAAGAGAGCGACTACGGCAGCTGGGCTACCCAAATTTCACGCGAGCCTAACACCAAGTTGAATATGAACTGGGATTATGAGTATGATACACAAACCCTAACATGCTACAGCACTTTCAAGCGCGGACACGATGATGACGTCGACGAACATAACGCTAAACGTATGCGCAGTGCTTCAGATGAAATCATGAGAATGGAGGAGGGACGGCTCATGAATGAACAACAACAAGAAGAAGCCATTTTCGAAGCAATGGTCGCCTACATGAAACAGCAAATAAAAATCGCACAGAAAATTATGGAGGAAGATTTGTATCCATGCAATTGCAACCGTTAAACCAAAAAAAAATAAAAATAAAAATAAAAATAAAATAAAAACATATATCTGCATTTAACCTTGTAATTATTTAATTAAACATTAAAAGTAGGACCACTTGGTCTTATTTTTTCTCGTTTTAAATAAGTTTTAATGAATTTTATAAAATTTTAGTAATCCAATTAAAAGTGAAGGAAGAGAAAAATTGAAATACTTTTTCTCTCTACAATGAAAGATAGATTGATAACCTAAACTTGTTCAAAAGAACCTTCAAACTTTCAAACCGAATTTATTATATCAAATATGTCCTCAATCAAGAAGCAAATGTCGGCTGTCAAGCCCTATTGCAAAGTATGTCATGATGCCGGTAAATCAGAAAAGGAATATACTAGCCATTTTGTAAAATCAGCCCCTGGTCCTGAAGGCAAAGTTGTCTGCCCCACTCTCCTGTGCCAATCTTGCGGCTATTGCGGCGATTGTGGTCACACGCCCAAGTTCTGCCCTACTCTCGCAGCTCAAAAGGCCGCTGAAGAAAAGGCATTAAAACAAGCAGCAAGAAAAGAAACGATGGAGAAGAGTAAGGCAACACCTAAACCAGGACCATTGAAAGCGAAATCAAGCAATGTGTTTGCAGCACTCGACAGTGATTCAGAAACCGAGTGTGAGCCAAAGGTAAGACAACGCGAATATAAACCAGTCACAAATGTCACTATTAAAAAACCTGCAGCAAAATTAGTGGCCAAGGAAGACGAATTTCCAGCACTTAGTGCGGTATCACAGTCTGCAGCCAAATATGCAGTCAAACCTGCAACTAAAGGTAAGCCGCAATTTTTGGAAGCACTCAACATGACCTGCCCGGGACTAAAAGTTGCAACCAAGATGCCGGAAGTCAATACTTACAGACCACCAATCGCTCAATTGGTGCGCAAGAAGCCTCAAGAAGCAGAAGCCGAAGCTGAAGCAGAAGCAGAAGATGAATATGAAGAGCCTGATCCAAGCGACTTCACAATGGCGGATTTCTACCAGCGCGCGCCTATGAAGGCCTCAGAAATGGACTGGGCAATGACTGAAGACTCCGATGACGAAGATTGGTAATCGACTTTTTGGAAAACTAAAGCAAAATGTAGCAAAATAAAAATTAAAATAAATAAAAATAAAAATAAAAATAAATAAAAATGTATAAGTATATGAATTGTATTTTGTAATTTAATTAAGTAACCCTTTTTTACTGCACGTGCTGCTGTTGCCTGCTGCTGCTGGTAGCCATTTTTTGCCGTTTGTAGCCAAATTGTAGCCAAATTGATAGAAATGAGTAGAAAGGGTTAAAAACTGGTGATTGTAGCCTATTTGTAGCCGATTGTCGAGTTCTTAGACTATTTTACAGACTATTTTGGAACTTGTTCTTGTTCTTCTCTCTATCTTCAATTTTGTATCCATTTGTTTACCGCTTTACAAAATTTTTTTACATATATATTATATAAATGCGTATTCTTTATTTCCCACAGCAAAAAGTCAAAAAACACATAATATTTACACCTACCGAACAAAAAATTATACAGCAAGGTGCACACCAATTAGGAGGTCCTTATTATCAAAGCGGGCTTAATATAGTCGACACAACTGGTTGTACATATGACGCATGTACGAATGCTAATACTTGTTCCCAACCTCCTTATTGTAACTAGTATTCCTATAATAATATTAATGTCATGCATTTAAAAACGCAACACATAATCACATGATAATCATAATTATATTCCAGTCAATAACCAATGCAACTATTTTATAATAAAATTGAAATCCTTTTTTCTCTCTATATCAAAGACAAAAGAATAAAAATCAACAATGACACAAGAAGAATTAACCAAGTATTTTCCCATATTTATTAATAGTTCAGGATTACCAATTAACTTAGAAACTTGGCAAACAAAAAGAGTATCAGGTCTAGAAACACTAAATGCAGTACTAGTAAAAACAGGTGAGCAAATCGTTCTTCCATCCTCAAATGGTGAATGGTATCTTCAAACTTATTTAAGCAAAGAATTCGCCGACGAATGGATACAAGACGGTTTTAGAGTAGGTTACCAAATTGGTAAATTTCGTAATAAACCTTGCACATTAGGCAATTACTCTTGGATGAATTATGACAATTCACCATTTGATATCATATATGATCCAAAGAACCATACAGCTACGTTCATAAAAAAATAAAAAATTTCTCTCTTTCTCTCTTTCTCAAAAATAAACTACAAATATAAATTTCTTTTTTAACCATTTATATAAATGAGTAGTCAAGATTTAACCGATATAGAAACACCACAGTCCTCGCAAGAAGAACCAACAATTTCATCACAAGAAGAACCAACGATTTTTAAAAAAGTATTTAGACCAAAAGGATTTAAACCAAAATTAGCACTTAGTGAAGACACAGAGGCATTTGCACTTCCTGCTGCATTATCAATACCTGAAGCAGCATCGGCATCAGGTAAAGACTTGTCAGAAATGGTAAATTCAACTATTATAAAATATATAACTGATACTTTTTCAAAAAACGCAGTAAAAGGGAGAACTCCTATAATGGTAACAAATCCAGAAAACCCAAACCAACAAATAGCGCTAAGTGATTTGTTTTTAAATATTTATACTCAAATAACACAGACAGGAATTTATAAATTTGACGAAAGTTTTGAAATACCATCTGGTATAGAATTAAATAAACTAGTGAATAAACCGAGAGATTATGCTGGTGTTTATACTACACAAGAAAATCCTAGATATAGACAGGCATATTCTTATAGAATATTCACCTTTAATATTTATAAAAATATACCTAGTATAATTATAAAACAAACATGTCTTGTCGAACTCAATGAAATTCAATTGAATGATTATATAAACGGTATTCTCTCTTCATTACACGAAATATGTTTGTTGTATTACGCTTATGTATTAGCAAACCAAGGTCCTTACTCAGCAGTAGTAAAAATACCAAAAATTTATGCTGTTGAATTAAAAACAACATTGTTTGAAAGAAATCAAACACATAATTGTATAAATATTTATATGGAAAATGTACCGAATATAAAGGAACAAGTAATTCCATTAATAAATACAGAATTTGTAGAACATTGGAACCCAATAATAAATGGTATTTTTCAATATTTTTATGATAATAATCTAGGTCATTTAGATACAAAATCAAATAATGTATACTTTACAGGTACAGTAGAAGATTTAAAACTTGCAATAATTGATTTCGGCGAATCAATAATGCCAGAAACAGAACAAAGCTTACTTAGAATAGCTCAAACAAATGGTTATTATAAACATATGAACGAAGAAACATTTAAATTATGGGCAAATCCAGACCCACGAGATCCATTAATTTATTTATACACAGGTACTAATGCTAGTCCAGAAGATTTTTGGGGAGGATTAAAAACAAAGAAGACCAAGAAGACCAAAAAGACCAAGAAGACCAAAAAGACCAAAAAACCAGAAAAGACCAAAAAGACCAAAAAGACCAAGAAGACCAACAAAAAGACAAAAAAAATACATCATTAATTTAAATTACAATATACAAAATACAATATACAATATACAATATACAATATACAATATACAAATATACAATATACTTTTATATTTTTAATTTTCATCATCGCTTTTGTCATCGCCATAGTATTTCGCAAGGAATTCACGAGTTGCCTGCGTGTCGACTAATTCAGCGAATTTGATAAAGATGGTATACTCCGTAGGGTCCTCCAAGTTTTCATAGCCGACAAAGACATGTGCATAGGCCAAACAATCCTTTTTCAATTGAAATCTATTACTCCATTTTTCTTTTTCTAAATTGTTAAATGTTGCAGCAGTTTGGACACCCAATCCCTTTGAGTCAGAACAGCGGTAAAAGCCATTTTCATTTTGCTTGGGCATCGACCTTCCACCAATTCTTTTGCCAAGGACGCTTTCGTAGAATTTTTGCGCCTTTTCCCATTCCGCATCGTCATTTCCATCATAGACCTTGAACTTCTTCCACAATTTGCCACCCTCCTTCTCTTTTCTGCGTTCAATGGAGTCAAATGCTTGCTTTTTAAGCTCGCGCTCCGTAAGAGGCTCTTCTTCTAATCCCTGAATTTCGCGTAAAGAACAAGATTTGCCAGCGAATTCTGTAGTCATCCGCTCAATGTGGGCTTCATACTCTAGACATGTGTCAACAACAGATGTGGTCAAAGAGTAGAACTGTGTTTTTTTGATTTTGCTCCTACTTTCAGGGGTCCATTTTTCATAGTTAAATAGGAATCTGCAAAGCTGGTAAAGTTTATCTCGACTATAATGCTCATGGCTCATGATGACGCTGTCAAAATTGCCAATCTCAGGATTGATGAGAGTAACACTCATACCAACACATGTGAAACCAGTAATGAAAGTAGGACAGTTAGGCGTATTCCGGATGAGTTTTTGGATCATATAAGACGGCTCCAGTAAGGCATCCAATTCCCGTTTTCTCTCGGCTTCATTTGTCAAGGCTTTAGCCGTCTGCTTAATCAAATCGCCTGTTGTAACAAGGGCGCTTTTTCCAGAACGAGCTCTAAATAATTCGTAACCATTGCCATTGAGGACTATTACATTAGCCATTGAATAATGTCCTAATATAATATCCACACTCTGATAATGAGTGACCTTGCGAGTGAAAGCGGGAGCAAAATGATAACTGAAACGATTAGGGTCAATTTGCAAAGTAGGAAGCACAAAGTTTAAAAACCCCAACATAAGCAACTCATTCCCTAAATCAAAATGCCAACTTTCGCCATACCATACAGGACGCTTAGAAACTTCCATATTCGCCAACTTCATAATGTGAGCGGGAATTTCATTAGGAATTCCTACTGAAAGTTCAGATTGATTAAGCTCCTCGAACAAATGATACTGGCAATCTTTTACACCGAAATAGTTTTCAGAGCGCATAATGGATAGCTCGGTTTCAACATCGCGAATGAGGATTTTGTGAAACATCGGGTCGCGCGACTTAGAAGACCAAATGCCATCAGGTGTTGCACTATAGCCAATGATATCAGCTACAACAGGAGATGCGTTGAATTGGTGAATATAAGCCATGTTTTCAGGGATATATTTATGTGCTTCATCAATGTGGATGATAAACTTGATGTTGGAACTAATGATTTTATTGGAGTCGGCTGCAAAATCAAAGAGATCAGGGATTGCCTCTCGTATTCTTTTCACATGCGCGCAACATACAATAACCTTAATAGCCTCAGTGTTAATTAATTTTATGACCTTGGTAACTGATTTCGCATAGCGACAATCACCGGCGGTTGTTTTGTCACTGTTGAAAACAATGATTTTTTCAGGCCCAATGTCCTTCTGCATGCGGCCAAAGAATTGCATCCCGGAAGCGAGCGTGTTCATTGTAAGCACAATATGAATATTTTTGCTTTTGTCATTAGTAATGCTAGAAATGCATATGCTGGTCTTACCTTCTTGGGGTTTGCGAACAACAAGACTAAGCTTGCTCTCGATTTCATCGTTTGTAATAAAGTCGGACATATTAATACGGTTAAATTTTAATCAGGAGAGTTGAATTTGAAAACTTTGAAAGTTGATGAATGTTTAAATCTAATTCAAACAAGAAGAAAAAAAAGTATTTCAATTTTTTTTCAAAAATTGAGATACGAGCAATTACTAAAAATTTATAAATTAAAATAAAATTGAATAGAGGGATGGAACTTTCTCTCGCCTTTGATTAAATCATTTATTTTTATAAGGAATGGGAATAGGTTCAGATGATGTATAAATTCTTTTATTGATTTCTACATTAGGTTGGTGTTTAAATGTATTATTATTAAATTCATGAATAATATTTTGCATTTTTTCATATATACTCATTTTCATTTTCATTTTCATTTTCTTCTACTTCCTCTTCCAATTTATCCTCTATACCCGCAACAAAAACACCACCCATAATTGTGACATAAAGCAAAATCAAACTCTAATGATTGTAACTGTGGTCGATGTTCTAATTTAAGTGATTTAGTCAACAAACTATTAGAAGTTGAGGATGGTTTATTATGTTGAAAATTCATAATTTATATTAGTATTTAAAAAAATTGAAACCAAAAAAATAAATATTTGTTTTTAAAAAAATAAATGACAATTTGATATAAATCAATATGGGTTCTGGATTAAGTCTAACACATAAACAAGTTGTATTACTTATTGAACGCGATTTAAATAAAATATTCAACGAACTAGAATATCAAAAAGATTTAAATCGATATACTACTGATGGCATAGAAATATTTTACGATTTTTCAGAAGAAGAGAAACTAATAAAACAAAAAAAAGAGCTATATGAATTTGTTAAAAAATCGGAACAACAATATTATTATGATAAAAGCTATTCAAAAAATAATAAAAAATAAAAAGAAATAGATAAAATAAGGCTAAATTTATAAACAATTATTTTATAAAATTTATAGTTTTTTTTACTTGCTAAATATTTATCAACCCATTCCAATAATTCATTTACATCATGAATGGAGCTAACAACATTTTTATAAATTGGAGTATAATGAACATCATGTCCGTGTGATTTGACAAAGAAATCATTAGTAATATGTTGCCCATATCTCTCTTCATCAAAAGTTTCAATATTAAAAGCATCTGCAAATTTGCGCTTAGAGAGAATAGAAGGAATAAAAGTATTTTTATTACCCCCTGAATAGGGAGGTGGTACAAACGCTTCTTCTGTGTTTACATAACTAACAGGTGAACTATAATCGTAAGGTTGGTTCTGTATATCTGTATCATCCTCGATAATAATTGAAATATTCTCAAACGTAGTCATTGTTTAAAATAAGTGTAGTTAAAATAAGTGTAGTTATTATAAGTGTAGTTATTATAAGTGTAGTTATTAATTATAATTTATAAAAGCATTTCAATTTTAAAAATAAAAATAAAAAACTAAATGAATTATTTATATCAAATAAATACAAACAATTTAAAAATAAATTAAAATATTTTATATGCATAATTACATTATAAATAAAGAACCATCAGAAGAAATACAAGATATAAGTAGAATTCAAAAAAATAAAAATTTCCTTATTTTAACAAGCATCTTATTTACTTTATTTATGTTATCCGAAATAGGTGGTGCATTGGAGTCCAATTCACTTTCATTACTAGGAGACGCGATGGCAATGTCTATTGATGTTGCAAATTACATAACAAATATATACATCGAAAATCTAAAAAAAAAGTACAACCAATTATCATTAAAAACACGATGGAATATAGAAGTTTTTGTACCATTTCTAGCAGTTAGTTCTCTTTTGTCCGTATCATTTTGGATATTTAGTGATGCTATAATTATAATTATAAATCCACGAGAAATAACAATAGTTGATATAAATTTTCTTTATGGATATGCATCTGTAAATATAATTATAGATATAATTTGTAATTATAGTTTTTTCTCAAATGGATTTAATGTTTTTTATAATTCATTAAAACCTATTTCACAACAAGAAGTGAAAACATATAATTTAAATATGTGGAGTGCTTTTACCCATATGTTTGGAGATACACTTAGATCATTTTCAGTATTATTAGCAGCATTAATATCAACATTTACTGATATTTCAGGAGATATTTGTGATGCGTGGGCAAGTATAATTTGTACAATAACAATTTTTACTTTGGCAATACCTTTATTATTTCATATTTATCAGTCAAACAAAGCATTTTATTTTGAATGTAAAGAAAATCAAGAAGCAATCAAAGAAGAAAATCAAGAAGCAATCAAAGAAGAGGATTTAGTAATTAAATTATAAAAGTAAAAACAGTATAAATTTTTAGTAATTTTATTTTTGCTCTGCTTTTGTAAAAATAGAAAAAAAATTGAAATACTTTTCTGAAGTAAAATAGAAAGTAGATTAAATACTCTTTGCCGAGAAAACTCCGCCATTTAAAACTCTTTCAAAATTATTAAAATGTCAGCAATTAATTTCAGAACTCTTCCCGCAAATGTTCCAGTTATGTGTATTCCGCGTGTCTTTCCCAATATTGACGAAAAACGTATCCGGCGTATTTTCGACGAGCTGAATATGGGGCAAATAGAACGTGTGGATATTATAGGTAAGTCTACAGAAAAAGGTGAGAAATTCAACCGCGTCTTTGTGCATTTCAGAAAATGGTTTAGCAATGCGAATGCAGATGCAGCTCGCGAAAGGCTGATCAATGGTAAAGAAATCAAAATCATCTATGATGAGCCGTGGTTCTGGAAAGTTTCTGCCTACCGTGAACCAGAAAGGCCTCAAAGATTGCATCAAGCCCAGAAAAGACCAACTCTTCAATTTGATGACGACGAAGCCCCGAAAGCAAAAGATGAATTCGGTCGCGATATCAGTCTCAAACCAGCGACCAATCATAGAAATAACAATAACAGAAAAGCGCCAGTAAATCATCAGCAGCATTATCCGATCGCCCCAGCACTAGAACCACCGCAACACACAAATCCAGTGAAGAAGCGTAACCTAGTCACCAAGAAGCCAGTAGCAGCCAAAAAAGTCCTAGAGGAAGGCGAAATTGAAGAAAATTGAGAATAAATCAAAAATCACTCAACAAAAATAAAAATAAAAATAAAATATAAAAAGTATAAAGTATAATTTGTATATTTATTTGTATTTGCATTAAATTTATAATTTGTAATTAATTAACTAACCCCTTTTTTTATTTTGCAAAAAAAGTATCTAAACTTAAAATACTAAAATAGAATATGACCGAAGTATATTCAACCGATTACGTAAAAATAGTAGAAGAAAAAAACAAAATATTTAAAATGATTTTGGATTATCCAAATGCAGTATTAATAAATTCACTATTAAAAACAAGAATAATTCAAGGTGGAACATCCACAACGGATTATAGAACGCTAAAATTCAAGGCAGAAACGGTGAAATCCCTATCCCAGTTTCAAGAAGAAAAACAAAAAGAAAGAGGTAAAAAACAATTGAATATGAATGAAATAGCTTCATTAATCGCAGACCTCGCAAACCAATTATCATATCTCGCGACAGTTTCTCAAACGATAATAGGTTATAACACAGAAAATATAATTGTCATCAACGAAAAAACCTTCGCATTTCTTGGCAGCGAATTTTTAAGCGATGTAGATGATAATATGGCTCTAATAAGCTATCCATTTACAACAAGCGACTTTTTTGTTTCTCCAGAATTAGTAAATGTAAAAGAACTTCCATCTTATGTTCACTACAAAACAGCATATTTTAGTTTAGGATGTCTAATTTTATACCTATTACTATCAGATAATGATTTTTACAATGATTATTTAAACACAAAGCAAATAAACTTAGACAACGTATTAAAGTCACATCCAATAAAAAATACAAAATTATATTGGCTTCTCTCTAGATGCTTACTAGAAGAGCCAAAAAACCGAAGTATATTATTGATATGAACAATCCAAGCCTATATAAAAATAAATAAAATAAATAAAAATAATATATATAAATGCAACTTCTAGGAAATAGAATTCCTTATGAGTATTTTATAACAAAAGGTAAAGGCGAGTCAACTGCGGGTTCAGAAGGTTTACCGTATGAAACAGGGTCATACGATGCGGCATTAAATATTGCCGGAATAGAAAACACCAATGTTATAGAATATACGAGTGTTATTCCAACAGAAGCAAAAGAAATTTCCAAAGAAGAAGGATTAAAAAGACTAAATTGGGGCGAAGTTCTAGAATGTATAAAAGCGCAGTCAAATGGTAAACGAGGCTCAAAAATAAGTGCGGCTGTAATGACAACAACAATAATAGATCCAAAAGGTAAATATCTAGGTGGATTTGCATGTGAATACTCAGGTTCAGGAACAAGAAGTGACGCAGAAAATTCTTTAGCAGAATCAATAGCAGGCATGATAAAAAGAAGAGGTTATGGAAATATAAAAGGCAAAACGGAGATGTATAAAGATAACATAACAGATACTGGATATAAAATTCATCCGGGTAAGGTTTTTGAATATGAATATCTAGATGTTAAAGAAGAACATGGATCTGTATTGGTGGCTATTTGTTTTGTAAGCCATAAATATCCAACTTTATCAAAAGAATATGAAAAAACAAAAGGTGGTAAAACAAGAAAAAATAAAAAATAATTAATCTTATAATATGTTATAATGTCATTAACTGCTTTTAAAAGAAAATCGGTAATAAATTATGGTTCAAAACGTTCAGGAATTGCTCCAGGTGGTTATTGGTTACCACAAGGTCCATTTGGTCATGCTACGACAAGTTTAAAAGAAGCAATTAAAAATTATGGTCCAGTGGGTTTTTCTATAAATGGTGGACATAGAAATATAGGTGGAGTAGGTAGAGATATGAAAATGTCAAAATCAGGCACACCATTTAGAGGTCTGTATCCAATGGGTGGTGGATCGACCGGTGTTTATCCCTTTGGTAGTTACCCACTTGGTGGCACTTTTGGAACAAGCCCACCGAGTTACCCATCTGGAACATTAATCGGAAGTGTTCAAGATGGCGTTCAATCAACTGGTGTTATTCGTAACTTCGGAAACAAAGGTCAACTTGTACAACCTGTTCTCAATGCACGCGTAGTGGATACAATGGGAACACAATATTTATATGTCAAACCATCAGTTGTGTCAACATATGGTCTACTACAAAGGAAATATAAATGGGCTTATTATGGTCAATATCCGAATTATTGGGTCCAACCAAATTACACTGGAAATCAAACTGATTCAAAAAGTCAAATGTTATACATTCAAAATAAAGCAGCTGCTAATACATGCAATCTTAAGGTTAATAATCTTGGTCGTTATGAAGGACATATTGTCAAAACTGGACCTACATTATGTACACCAGGTCGTTCTACAGCTAGATTTAAATACAATGATATGGCTCGCAATGCTCCATACACCAAAACACTTTATCAGCCAGTTTCTTACTCTCAATACAATCAATATCTCAATAGAGGTTGTGTTAATCCTATTGGCAAACAAAAGCCATTTCCTTATGCAACTTCAGTTGGTTCAAGTCAATCGGCTGCAGGAACAAGTATTACAAGTTTCAATACAGGTTGTGGTTCAGTTCCATATTTCTTAACGCCACCAGATTGGTATACGAGTGTAAAACCATCGCAAGTGCCGCAACAGATAAAAGACATACCTCAAACTAGTCCATTTATTACGAATATGTAAACAAATTATGAACAAAAATTATGAACAAAAATTATGAAAAATATTATTTAAATAATAAATAATATTTTAAAATAAATATGACCCAAGGGTTTTTCGGATACATTATTGGTAAAAAAAAACGTATTATGCGTGTTCAACAAGACGCAGATTTATTATGGCAAATTTTAGTTAGAGAGATATATATATTAATACGTCATTATGGAACAAATGAATTGCTAAAAAAAGCATTTGAAAACATAAAACTAACAAAGAATAGACCAAAGCCATATGATATAGAAAAATGCAAAATATTTACAGATTTTGCATTAAATCAAGAAGATTGGCAAAAATATTTATGCTATTGTCAAAGTAGTTATATAAATATATTAGAAGCAGGATATATTTTGAATGAAACAAATGAAATAGGTTATATATTTATGTTAGATTTTAATAAAGGATCAGTTATACATTATATAAAAGATATAGATGGTAAAATAAAACAACTCCAAACAGCAACAATTGAAGAAATAATGGAATTTGATGAAATGCCTACGAAATCTTATACCGAAATAGTTTCAGAAATGAAAACGGAATTTCAAGAATATTATAAAAAATATACGGAAATAGAATATGAGATAAATAAATTATTAAAATTAAAAAATGATGCGCGACAACAATGTGCAATAAATATTGAATTAAAAGTAAATAATTTATTAGACGATATGAATAGTGAAAAAACAAAATTAAATATGAGTCGCAGAGTATTTTATCATAGATTAAAAGCACTCGATTTGATAGAAGAATAAAAAAACAAAAATAAACAAAAATAAACAATTTAAAGATTAAAATAGTATTATTTAAAATAAAAGATGACAAGCTTTTTAAACAATTATATCAACAACCTTTTAAATATTTATGAGAGAGTTATGCATTTAAAGTTATTTGTAGATACCGACGATAATCAATTGAAGAATATGTATTATATGGCTGCGGATAATCATAATAAAAAGCTAGTAAACAATCCATCACATATTGACGCAGGATTTGATTTATTTGCTCCTGGAAATGAAAATAATGTAGAACAACTCACTTATGGAGATAATTTACGTTTTTTTGGTCCAGGTTGGGAAGATGCAAATCCAGTAAACAAATTGGATTTAAAGGTTTGTTGTTCAGCTAGAATTTTAACAGATAGAGGTAAGAATTTCAATACAGGATATTACATGTATCCTCGTTCTTCTTTATCCAAGACACAACTAAGGCTTGCAAACTCAGTAGGAATTATAGATGCGGGATATCGTGGTCACCTTATGGGAATGTTCGATGTTGTAAATATTCCTAACTCAACATTAGATGACGATAGAGAAGCTGATTATTTTGGAAAGAAGTTTGAACGTTACTTGCAAATTTGTGCACCCGGTTTAGTTCCAATAATAGTAGAAATAGTAAATTCAAAGGAGGATTTAGGGGAGCAAACTGAGAGAGGAGATGGTGGTTTTGGTTCTACAGGTCGTTAATAAAAAATTATAAAAAATTATAAAAATTTAATAAAAAATTATTTATATGAAGATAATTTATTTTTAAGACATCTAATGCTTTTAATGCTTTTAATTAAATTTAAAAATTTATTAGCCTCATCAGTCATTCCTTTCTTACATGTATTATTTTTCAAAGTTTTTGTTCTTTTAGTATATTTTTTTGAATACTTATTGGTTCGTTTATTCTTATTATTCCTATTATTCCTATGCATATATATTATTAAATTATAAAATATTAATAGTTTAATAATATATGAAGATACCTAAAATTATAAAAAATTTAATAAATGAAGAAAACAAAACAAAGACTATCGGTTTGTTAACGATATTAATAATTTTATGGGTAATATTATATTTTATCCCAGAAATATTAACATCTCTCTTAAATACACTTTTAGGTAATTTAATATTGTTATTAATTGCTATATTAGTATCTATGTATAACATAAAATATGGAATATTCGCGATAATATTTTTAGTCATTATTTATAGGTTCTCTCGTTTACTAAAGGGAAAAGAAGGTTTTACATGGAATGAACAATCAACCAATGATTTTTTATTAATACAAAAAACAATAAATCGTCAAAATATATTTGATGTAAATATGATACAAAAAAATCAAGCAAGTCAAGAAGAATTAGATTATTTTTTAAAAAATGGTTACTGGCCTTGGTCACAAGAAACAATAGATTTATATACTAAAGCAATAAGAACAAATCCTTATATTAGAACTTTGCCAGAGGACGCTATGAGACATGCAAGAACTGTTTATAATCAAGCAGCTATTTTGCGAATTCTCTCTTATCAAACAAAAGAAGGTCAATTTTTATTGAATGGTGTTTTAGTAAAAGACCCAAATGGTAATAAATTAGAAGACTTACCAAGCGGCTTTGGTAATTTTCCATACAAATCAGAGCAAATAGGTAACAGAAGTGATGATGTAATAAAATGTAATACAACTAAAGATAATGGTGCAACATTAGAGAGAATAACTTACACCGGAAAAGGAGGTATATACAATGAACAAGACAGAAAAGTAACGCCTGTAAATTATAAAGATTTGGAAAATATAATACCAGGTTTTACATTTTTAAATGGTCCTTGTAATCCTTGTGGTGCTATAAATGAGAAAGCGGATTATTCGTGCCCATTCAAATTGAGTTTAAAAAATCAGTCGCCATTTATAAGTGATGTTTGGCAGTATCTATGGAATATAAACGATAATCCCTTAGAATCAAGACCTTCTTTTTTATCTGAGTATATAAATCCAAATAGCTTCCCATTATTAAGCGAGTTACAAACAGAATTAAAAAAAGAGATGGACTATCATGTAAGTTAATAAAATAATATTAAGTTTCTATATTTAATTAGTTAATAAATTAATAATTAATTAAATTTTATGGTTCCTCTTCTGGGTTTTGGTCTCCACAACTGATTTCTCTCATTAATCCTGTAGAAGTAGGGGTAAGATATGGTGCCTCTGTAAAATCAGATAATTCGTGTTGAAGCATAGGTAAATTATTACAATTGAAACAATCAGCAGCAGTGTGTCTTTTTAATTTCGGAACTGGAAGTTTACCAAAAACATGTTTAGGTGAATTAATAATATTATCATAATCCTTATAATTAAGATTATTTTTATTTAGCTCATTAATATCATCAGGAGTATGACTAACTGTATAGCCACGTTGTGTACCCTGAGAAGTTTGTCTAGCTCCAACATACATAGCTCCAAATTTAGTATCAAAAGTTCTATAACATATATAAATATCATCGCATAAATTTTTCATAAACCCATCGTTAACGAGATCGTTATCCGTCATATACTGTTTCATTTCTGTAATAAATGCTACCAATTCATGCTTCAATTCGTCTTCTTCCTTAGTCGATGTTTCCGATTGAATTTTTTGAGCAAACGAGAACCAATTATTATCAAAATTACCATTAGTATTAATATTTTTTCTCTTTAAACAATCATTAACTTTAAACAAATACTGAAGAGTTCTTTGTCTATAAATATACTTGGTAAGTAGTTCATCTGTCTGAATTCCTTCTATTATAAAGGAAATATCCACATGTTCATAAGTTTTTATACCAGAAAATGTAACAATGCATTCACTAGGATTGGCTGACACAACATGATAAATTTTATTACTTTCGCTGACAATTTGTCCTATTTTCAGTGAACTAATCCATGTATTATTTGTAAAGTCATAAATGAGACCATTTTCGACAGATATAGTAACATTATCAATAAGTTTATAAAGAATACTATGAAGCACTTCACCATAAACAAGCCCACAATTTTCAAGTTTATCAATGAAATAATAACCACTATTTTCACCACTACCTAACGCATTAAGAAGAACACTGTCGTGTTGAATTCCAAACCCGATAAATGCATTTGTAACACTTCTATCAACAATTTCTCCCAAGAAATCAGGATTATTATTACCAGTAGTAGCCTCTCCATCAGTCATAAATATATGTGAAATATTATGCTCCGGAAAATCAAATTTAATAGTAGCTAAAATTTCTCTAGAATGTTTAAGAGCCTTTTCAATATCAGTACTCCCTCTTGGACTGATTTGTTGAACCTTTGAAAGAATTTCATAAAAGTTTTCATCGGTAATAGTAGAACGTTCGATAATTTTATAAATTTTATCATCAAACGCATTAATGGTAATAAATGCTTTAATAGAATTTTCTTTAAAATACATAATCATGTTTTTAAGTGTATGAATAATATGTTGCATCTTTGTCCTCCCATCAGAACAATTATCAGACATAGAACCAGAACAATCAATCGTAAAAACAAACTCTTGGAACCTATCATTTATAGGCTCCGAAAGAGCAATCAAATTAAGTATTCCAAACTTAGGATTAGTAATATTAGAAACAGGAACTAAAACAGTATTAACTGTACATCCTTCAAATTGAAGAGAATGCTTTGTGAAAAGGTTATTGCTATAAGACATCTTGTATTTGTATAATTTATATTTTAAGCAGATTTATTAAATCAATTTTTTTCTGAAATAAAGTTCATAAATCTAGACTCGATATATTCAGTTGCACGATAATAGTCTGAAAATGAAGTAGTATATTGAAATGGACTATTCTTAATTGGTATACTTATATGAATAGACTTTTGATTAATTTTAATATCAAATAAATCAAGCTCGTTACCTAATTTGGTATAAGATATCCAATTAACTTCATTTTTAATCATATGCCATCCATGTTTTTTAAATATTTCATCTAAAAGAACAAACCCTTTATTTTTAAGTTCAGTATCTAAAACGTCATATTGATTTGACAACATATTATCGTTAGAAATCATTGTGTATACTATTATATTATATGATAAACCCTTTAAATAAATTTAGATATATTATATATTTGCTAATAATTGTATTTGGAAATTAAAACTTAAAAAGTAATTTATATAATTTATATAATCAAAATGAATAGTGGTGATAATATCGAATTAGGTGATACAAATACAAAGCATTCACATACTAATTCTAATCAAGAGTCTTCAACAGAAATACGTTTGGTAGATATTCCTGTAAATGATGAAAACTCAGCGTTAAATATTATGGTTGGATTTTTGTCATTAGCTCAAAAAAGAGGTTCATTTAGCATTGAAGAATCGTCAAAAATTTGGGAATGTATAAAAATATTCCAAAAACCAATTTAAAAACCATATTTAAAAACCATATTTAAAAACCATATTTAAAAACCATATTTATGTAATTAAAATATACTATATAAATATGAAGGAAAAATTTACTACAAATGAAATTATAGTATTACTAGTTTTAGCAGTGACAGCATTTTTAAAAGCGGTTATCACTTTAATTACTGATGCAAGTCAACTATTTGATAAAACATTTTATAATACATATTATCCTTTTATAGCTAGATTTTCTCACGTAATATTTTTATTTTATTTTATTGTTGCTTCATATTTTATTTTTATTAAAAAGGTTACAGATGAAATATTTTTATTTATATTTTTGATATTAATATTAAAGTTTCTAGTTTATTATATTGTAAGTTTTGAAATATATATATGTTCTAATAGTACAAATGTTAATAAAAGAGAACTGGAAATACTAAAAAAATTTAATCATTATACAGGAATAATTACAGGTATTTTTCTTTTATTTGTTTCATATTATGTTATAAGAAAGGTTTTAATTTAAAAAAAGCATTATAATAATATAATATAATATAATGAGCTCAAAAACTTTTTTTGAAATATGTGAAGAGTTTTTTGATAAATTACATCCGAATGTTTATGAAGATAATGTAACTGAAATAAATAATGAAGAACAACCATTTGACTATTATAGCTATCTAACGTTAAATTTTATAAAATTTGTTGCATTTATTTTAGGGTACGATGAAAGTAAACAAGTTCCCATACTAAAAGACCAAGTATATTAAGCATATCTTCTTCTTCCCATCATTGAATAAGTATATATAGCACTTCCAAATCCAATTGTAAAAAGAAACCCAATTGAAACAAAAATAAAAAGAACAAGTCCGACCATATTATATAATTTATAATATAGTCTTAAAATCATTTATCGTAAGATATATTTAATTTATTAACGTAATCTAAGCACAAGATGTAATGTGGCCTCTTTTTGAATATTATAGTCTTCTATAGTACGAGCATCTTCTAATTGTTTACCTGCAAATATCAATCGTTGCTGATCAGGAGGAATACCTTCCTTCTCTCTAATCTTTTCCTTAACATTTTCAATAGTATCTGATGGTTCAACTTCAATTGTGATAGTCTTACCTGTAAGAGTTTTAACAAAAATTTGCATTTATAATATATAGTAATGTATTTTTTAAATGGTTTAAAAATAAAATTGAAATAAAGTTTTTGAAAATAAATAAAAATATCAAAACCAAACAAATATCAAAACCAAAAAATGGGATCCGCGAGTAGTATTCATCCTGAAGTAATTAAATCCATTGAAGTGTCATTTGTTGACAAAAAAACACTGCGTTTATTATCGGAACAGGAGATAAATGAAATTAGTTACGAAGCATGTAAAGAATTTGATTATAAACCGAGTTTTTATGATGGATATAAAGTTGGTAAAGATGGTAAGAACCCTTACGAAGAATATTCTAGAAAATTACGCACCGGAGCAATCAGATAAATTTAATTAAAAATAGTATCCTTATTCTCTTTCAAATTAAATCCACTCCATTTTGAATCATACATAGCTCCAGGTGTATCAGGACCTTCTCTCAGTTGCTTCATTTTCTTTTGTATTGGATCTAAATATTCATTGATAGAATGTCGCAAATGTTTTTTTTGCTTAGCATATTGAGGTGGTTTAACATCCGAATTTGCATAAGATTTAAAGATATTGAATTTTTCTTGAGAGAAAACACAAAAAAATTGCAAAAATAGAAACCATAATGAATAATACATATAAAGTAGTAAAAAAACCTTTTTAAACTAATATATTTTATATACACAATTGAAGATTAAAAATAATACGCTATTTGAAGGTTTAAAAATTAACTACTGTAAAAAAATATTATTACAAATGCAAACAAAATAATTATGTAAAATGGCATAGCACAAAAACTTTTTATTCTAGAATGAAAATAACCTTGTGACACATCATGTGTAGGACATAATGAATAAATAAATAATAATATTAAAAATAATATACAAAAATTTCTCATTTTTTCTTTCAATTTCATTATAATATTATTAAATATAATATTTTATGATATACATGGTCTAATTATTTAATATATTTGCCATATATTTATAATAAAAAGATTAAATAATACTTTATTTTGTCCCGTTTTAAATCTTCAAGGGTGTAAAAGTATTTTAATTTTATAAAATCTATAAAATTAAACATCGCCCCAATCAGGGTTTGAACCTGAGACCTTGTGGTTAACAGCCACACGCTCTACCGACTGAGCTATCAGGGCAAAATGCTATTTCCGTTTTATTTTTTGCATAATTTGCATGATAAAATAAGATTGCTGTATGGAAATAAATTTTAATTGTTTCGAACAATTGACCCTCAGGTTATGGGCCTGATGCGCTTACTCGCTAACAAAAGTCCATTCTTACAGGCACCGAAAAACATTCATATTTGTTTTAAAGATTGCTGTATTCCCTCCCCATATTATAATAGTAAATAGTCTTTAAATAGTTTAATACAATTTATTATTTTATTTAAATCTATATAAAAAATTATAATAAGTTGTAATAGCCTTAATTCTTTCTCTCTTTTTTGCATTAGGATTTTGGATTATAAATTCACTATAACTAGGTGGTTTATATTTTTGTCTAAATTCTTCATATTGTAAAGTAGTATTTTTAACAATATCATTTTCAGAACTACTTCTTTTCATGATATTATAATATTTATATATTTTATTTTTATTTTTATTTTTATTTTTATTTTATTTTATTTTTATTTTATTTTATTTTTATTTTAATTGTTTCATCAATAAATTCAAGACCTTTTTCATTATAAAAATCAACAATATCAATCCAATTTCTGATATAATATTTTTCAAAAATCTCATTTTCATTATTATTTATTGAAACAACCCAACATTTTCCGCAATATCCATCGTTTCTTGCATAATTTTCATCAGGTAAATACTCAACTGCAGTGATAATATGTTTATAAATAAAATTTGATTCGATATCACCTTTTTTTATAAAATAAGAATAACGAAAACGCTGATAACCAGATTCTGAACCATAATGATAAAGCACTGGTCGCGAAACACATGGTAAAGATATAATAGGAATTTCAAAAACAGGTATTTCAAGTGAAAATTCACACTTAATACCTTCTACATCATTAATTAATGCAGTCATTATAATTAATTAAATTTTATATTTAAATTAATTACAAATATTGTTTTCAATTTTAAAAAAGTTGTTGTTGAGTAGCAAGCTCTTGGACCATCATACCTAAAATACCAATCATTGCCAATCTTCCATTATTCAATTCCTTATCCATTTGCTCACCCATTTTTCCACCCATTACTGCCTCATTTACTCCAAAGGTTAAACCGAAGTCACCTGGTTGATAATCCTCCTTCAAAGCAAAAGGCTTAACAAGAGGATTTTCCCAACCGCGTATCATAGAAGAAAATTCACTTAAAAACATAAAAAAAAGACCTAATTCAACAAACTCTGGATGATCTTGAAAAAAATTAATTCCGAGCTTATCAGAAAATTGCTCCGTCAAAGGTAACAAAATAGAGGCAATCATTGCAAGTCTTCCGTGTTTAAGCTCGGCTTCACGTAGAAATGCAGGTTGAATATCTTTTGCTACAACAGATTGATCAAATAAATCCACATTTTCTAGTGGAGCAGTAGGACCACGAATAACAGGTTTATTGGGAAGACTAAAAGCCGATACGGATGAAAAAAGACAGAATAAAAATGAAAACAAACGGAACATTATATATTATATAATTTGAATGTTTTAAGTATTTTATTTCAAATATTTACTTATTATAAACAAAAATTAATTATATTATATTATATTATGAATTATACTCAAGTGAAATATCCTAAAGTGAAAGCAGATTGGTGGGATTATCCTCCTATAAAAAATAGACCTGTTGATTTAAATACAGTTAGACGTGGAGATGAATATTTTTATAATGGTGGACCAGGTGAACCATTCGGAATAGTTACTGTTTTATCAGCTGAACCAAATTATGGAATTAATGTAGAATTGAAAAGTGGCGAATATAAAGGAAAACAAGAAGTTATTTTTCTGAATGATACAGATAAAAAGTTATATGAATTAAAACCAGACACACAATTTCAGGTAAATGAGTTAAACACTGTAAAAGAAAATTTGAGATATTCAAATGTACCAACTTTGCAATATTTAGCCAAAAAATCGTTAAATCCAGAAGATAGACAAAGTATAAAAGACACGGATTATGAAAAAATTCCCAAATATCCTGGTGATATTCCAAACTATGATGATAATTCAACACACGGTGGTCGTATAAAAAGTAAAAAATCAAAAAAAAATAAAAGGACAAAAAAAACTAAAAGAACAAAAAGGACTAAAAAATCAAAAAAGTTGCAATATAAGTAAATAGTATATAATAATGAATTAAAAATAAGTTTTATAATATATTAATTATATTATAAAATTGTTTTTACACCCGATGAGGGACTTGAACCCTCGACCACCAGATTTCGACCGCAACTTCGCTTAAAAGTCTGGCGCTCTACCAACTGAGCTAACCGGGTAAAATCCACTATTAAAGTGGTTTAATTCTATTTTGGATTTTTATATAAAAATATAATTGCTGTGATAACCAATATCTATATGTAAAAGGCACAACCAAATATTTTATACAATATTTTATACAATATTTTCTATCACATACTATAGTATCAGAAAGTCTTTAAATAGATTTAATAAATATATTACACTTTTTCTTATTTAAAACGTGCAAAATAATTTATATTTATTATTTGTTATTTTGTTTTATTCAAACGAATATCTGTATCTACATCATTTTTAAAATTAACCTTTTCTAATGCATATTGACCACAAGGTCCACAATGGTCTTCGTTTGATAAATCTATTTTGTAGTTCATTTGAGTAGCACAATTTTCTATTCTCCATCTACCAAGAGGTCTTGATATGTCTTTTTGCGTTAACTTTTTTATGATAGTTGTTATGAATTTCATAATATATAACTACTATCTTTGTTTTTAAGTATTTTTTATATAAAATCAGCACTTTAAATGATAAAAGGTATAACAAATTAAATAAATATTTATAAGTATTTGAAAATATAAATATTTAATAAAAATCTACCTTTCCAAAAGGCGGGCAGAATAGGTCTTACCGGGATTCGAACCCAGGTTTCCAGATTCAAAGTCTAGAGTGATAACCACTACACTATAAGACCGAATGCTGTTTCCTTTAATGGCAGTACTATCTTAATGATAGGATCTGCCGTTCTAATAAATGAACGTGAGTTCATCGATAGAATTTATTAATAAAATAAAATTGCTGTGATGGAAACATTGGTCTATACAATTAGACCTACAAATCTTATCTTTTAAATAAAAAAATTTGCTGTGATGGAACCTTATAATGAATAATTGACAGATTATTCTTTTAAAGACTTAAAGAGGGCCCTCCTACTGAGTCTATTAAAATACTGGTTCCGTTTTATTCCAAATCAATTTTGAGTATTTATCATTACCAAAGACAATACAGTACACATTTTAATAATTTGGTTTTATATTGCTGTTAGGATACTTTAATTTGCACTCATCATTTACTGTATCCTTATCCCCGATATATAATATCAAGTAGTCTTTAAATAGTTTAATATAATATATTTTATTATGAAATAAAATTGAAATACTTTATCATAATAAATATATTATACAATAAAATAAAATCAATATGCAACAAGAGCAAGACAACGAACAAATATTGCAACCCCTAAAACCAGGATTTGTAATTAAAGGATTGAAGCCTTATTTCAATGATAGGGTAAATCTTCCAAATAAAAGATTTCCTATTAGATGTAAACATGTAGAGGTTCCTCTTTGCGACCCTGAAATTATAAAAAAAATTATAAATAATACGTTGGGTCAAATAGAAGGGGTACGAGGTAAGTATGATGAAAAAAAATTCATGTGGAACTTAGAATATGGAACAAAACCAATTGAATTTACCGTTGAGCGCCGTGATTATAAATTAAGAAGAATAATTGAAAACAAAAAATACGCAGCTTTAATGGCTGCATCCAGAGCATTAGAAATATTCCCACTCAACGATGATTTTTTTGAAGACGATGGCGAATTACCTTCTCCTATTCCGATATGGGGATATGGTAAATGGTGTAGTTTGCAAATTTACTTAACTTATGATGATGAAAAAAATGTAATACTTGTTGAATTTAATCGTTACAATGGTCATCACTCATCATTTTATGTTTTATCAAATATAGTAGAACGTGTATTAAAAGAACCATCGTTCTTAAATTGGATTAAAAGGATGAACTATCTTATGTTTTGTGAAGGAATTGAGTATAATCATAAAAATCCTATTTTAAAATACCTTTGTGATGAAATGGTAATGAGAGAAATTTGCAGCTTTTTATAATATAAAATTAGTAATTGAATTATTAATTTTATAATATTGCATGAGATGGGATTCGAACCCACGAACTCTAAGAGGCAAGATCTTAAGTCTTGTGCGTTTTTATGGATTTTTTTATTTGGAGCTACAAACGCGGCTTTATCCGAATAAAATAAATAGACCACTTCGCTACTCATGCTAAAAATTTTTGCTAGTTCCCATTTTGTTTTGAAATAAGTCAATTATGAATTTTTGCTGTTAGGAACGCTACTCTATACCAATGTAATATACATAATAGTATTTATGTAGTTTAAAATATAAATCATTTATATTAATTAATTGCTCGAGAGCGGGGTCGAACCGCTGACCTTTGGCTCATAAGACCAATGCTCTAACCAACTGAGCTACACGAGCGATAATTTTTATGGTTTCTTAATAAAAAGTATAAGATTATCATTCTTACTAGTGTATGAAACCAATATATATGATATTATAGTTTTTAAGTTGTTTTATATATAATATATATTCTATCAATTTATTTATAGTAAATAA